TAAGTGTGTCCCGATGCTGCTGTTAATAAAGTGTTTTCAGAGTTCGTCATTGCTCTGACACACTTTTCTTTCATTACTTCACTTGCCATATTTTCCTCCTAATTAAAATCCCATTATAAATGCTTTGCCAGTCGTTGACAAACTTGGATTCCATGCTTTTGCTACCTGTACATTACCATCAGCATCTATCAAAATCATCTGTTCTTCTGCTACTTCAATTTCCACTTGATTAGCAGTAGATGGACTAATTTTATCTGTTTTTATTTCGGTTGTCATTTTTAAAATCCCATTACAAAGGCTTTTCCTGTTGTTGATAGACTTGGATTCCATACTTCATTAATTTCTACGTTGCCAGTGCTTTCACCAGTCATCCAAACAACTGCACCATCTTCACCATCACTAATTGAAAGTTGGTCGTCACCTGTTGCAGATGAAACATCAGCATTTCCAATTACAACATTTCCAGAGCCTGATGTGATATTGTTTCCAGCTCCTTGACCTACATTAATATTAAAATCACCAGTACTTATTATGCCGCCTGCATATTTTCCAATAGCAACATTATTTTCGCCTCCAGAAGCAACAGCCAGAGCATTATACCCAACAACTGTATTATAGTTGCCTGTTGTAGTTGTATTTGATCCTCCAAATGCGTAAGCACCAATAACTGTGTTACCTAGAGCAGTAGTAATATCATCTCCTGCCCCATCACCTATAAGAATATTATAAGATCCTGATGTTACTTCTTCTCCAGCTCTTTTACCCATAACTACATTACCATCTCCAGAAGTTATTGATTCTAATGCTTCAGTACCAATTGCATAATTTTGCCTGGCATCATCCAAAGTTCCTGTTGTTGAATGACCTATTATTATACTGTCTGTAAAATCTGTTCCTCCAAACTTACCTGGTATTAAATCTCCAGTCAGTTCTGGAAGTGTTAAAGTTGTATCAGCTCCACCAGCATTTGCTGCTGGCGATTGTACCGCTATGTAATTCGAACCATTATCCGAGTCTTCGTAAAATTTTAATATTGCCTGAGAAGCAGCGTTACCACCGAATGATAATATTCCGCTTGAGTCTCCTGTAAGCCATTTTGTAGTTGTTGTTCCATCGTAAGTACCAATTACTAATTGGTTATCATCAGTAGCAGAAGCTGGATCAGCATTAGTTCCAATACATACATTTCCGTCACCAGTAGTAATATTATCTCCAGCTTGCCTACCCACACAAGTATTATAAGCACCAGCAACAATTGCATCCCCAGTTTTATAACCCATAAGGGTATTATAACCTCCTGTTACATCAGTTCCTGAGTTAAATCCTACAGAAGTGTTTTGATGACTACTAACAAGGTCGTATAAAACTCCTGATCCTACGCCTGTATTATAAGTTCCTGTTGTGACTTTTGATAATGCATTATATCCTATAGCAGTTGTTGAATCGGCTGTAGTAATTGCATCCATAGCATTAATACCAACTCCAGTATTTTGTTCAGCAGCATCTAAAGTACCTGTTGTTGCATGACCTATTAATAAACTATTTGAAAAATTTGTTCCTGCCAATTTACCTGGAATAACATCCCCTGTAACGGAGTTAGCGGTCATCGTTACCATTCCCGTTCCATTGGCATCGATAGCTATATCACCATTAGAAGCAGAAACGATTGCATTTCCATTTACATCTAAGTCACCACCTAATTGAGGAGTGGTATCGTCTGCAACACTACTAAAGCCTCCTACCTGATTATCACTTGCGTCTAAATAAACTGCTTTTTCTGAGGGTAATGTACAAAAAATTTCTTTTGAACCTGCAGAAAAATCTACTGCTGAGTCACTATTGGAACTTTCTAAAACTGTAGTTCGGGTTAAGGTTGAACTATCACCATTTAAAGTTCCTAGTCCTACTTCCCATTCATTCTCAGTATTTAATGAGATGGCATAATAAGTCGTATTACTATTTCCAATCCCAGCAGCGAAAGTTTGAAAACCATCGACTGCTCCTGCCAGAGTCTGGGCTCCCGTGCCCGTTGTTGCTGTTGTTTCTCTTACCCTATTATTTATTACTAATGCCATATTATGCTACCTGTATAATTGCAGTTGTTGCTGCATCGGCTGGAAATTGAATTGTAAAATCTCCCGAAGTTGCTACTTTATTTCCACCAAAATCTATGACTAAACAAAGTTTGTCGCCGTTTGTATCATTATAAATAGCGGCTCCTAATGAAGTTAACGTTACATTGGAAAAAACTTCATTGGTAAAATCTACAGTAGCGGTATTACTTCCTGGAACACTTACTCCTTGACCATCTAATGCATTTCCTCCTGTAGTATAATTAGTGCCTGAAGAACTTACTTCATTGTCCGTACTATAAACGGTTGATGATGTTGTATAGGGAGGACCTAAGGTTGATACATACAAAGCAATTTTAAAACTATCTCCTCCACTTGCAAAGTTATGCGTTCCTGATAACAGTTCCAATTTAAATGCGTCTGGTATAATATTTGCCATATTTTTTTTCTCCTAATCCTGTGTTGGTGGTGGTGATTTAAGGGGTGTTCGAATGACTCCATCCATGTATTCGTCCCTGCGTCTTCGACCTTGTTGTTCGATCGCGTACGATTGTAAAGCCTGTTGATACGATTGCTGATAGTACTGTACCATATTTTGCGGGCCTTTCAAGTATCCATACGCTTCTAACAAAGAACCGTACAAAAGTAAATCCTGATATTTGTTGCTCAGATAAGTTGTTGTAGAATCGGATACTGTAATGCTGGATGGCTGTTTAATATAAGCCAAAGTAATCTCATAAGCTGCATCAGGAGTAGGAGATACCACCCAATAGACAGCGTCCCAATTCCCATAAAATTTAGGTAATCCTGATGCTGTTGAAGGCGTATTATAGTATTCGGTCATATAAGAAGTATCTTTTCTTTCCAAAAACACCTGAGCAGTTGGTGAAACATTAGTATTAGCAAGTTGAACAAAACGAATAATTCTTAAATCACTTGGAATTGTTACATACCGATTTCCAATGGTTAGGGTAGAAGTTGCATAGAATCGATTATCATCATTATCTGCCTCTCTATAAATTCTGTTTTCTGCATTTTTAGTAATAGTACTACAAATAGCATCCGTTAAAACGGTATCATCTACTTCCGTGTAGCTTCTAATATCTGTTTTTAAATTTGCGAATGTATATGCCATTATGGTCTATCTCCTACGGGTCCCGCGAAAGAAGGAAACCCTCCTCCACTTGTAGCACTTGTCGCTGCCGAAGCCAATACAAAAGTATATTGATTGCTAACGGTCTTGGTTGAGGGTTGGCCAGGATAGTTAACCGTGATGTTAATTGGTGTAATACTATAAGATCCGAATACTTTATCTAAATCACTATGGGCAGTTGCCGTGCTAGCTTGTGGGGTTAATCCATAAGTAGGTGCAGAAGATCCACGAGTTAAACCTGTTAAAGTATGTGTAGACTTACCTGTATATTTAATAACTTCACTTTGTGAAAAAACAGTTTCGGTAGTCGATCCAGCGGTTGGTTTAGTTTGAACATAAATATATCCTGAACTTGGAAACGCAGAAGCATCCGTTAAAGTTAAAGATGTGGCTGTTGAAGTAAGGGCGCCATTCAAAGTAGTTTCTAATTCTAAAGTAGTAATAGAAATTCCTCCCACTTCGTCTTTCACTTGTCGGAATCTTACTGCATCCCCACTTGAAAAATTATGATTAGGTTGAGTCACCGTAACCGTGGTACTTACAGTCGTCGTAAAAGGATTGTTAGGTAAAATAGTTGGAGTAGGAAAAGCTGTTCGCGCAGGTCGTACTTTAGTAAGGGATATAGAATCCGCACTTAAAGTTTTAGGTCTAAGTTGAGGTTGTTTAGGTTCGTATTCAGAAGTATGAACAAAAGCTCCCGTCCATTCAGTTACCATTTCCTTCCAGGGAAATTGTAAACCTGAACGATCTGAGATGGCTAGTGCATGTTTTCCTGTTGCATACTTTGGCATTAGATATTTGGATAATAAGCTTTAGGTGTTATATAAGTACTAGACGCTGATCCATCCTCCTGTAAAGCTCTTGCCAATTCATCTTCGTATAATAATTTAAAGGGTTGTGTTTTTTCCATTCTATATTTTTGCGATAAATAATAAGCTAAACCTGCCACCATCGGTGGAATAAAACGATAAGGAACAGGAGACGCATTTGAATACGTTCCTGCGTCCTGAATTCTTTTAACAAAAAAGATATGTAAATTTTTAGCTGCGTTACTCGCATCTGCAGTGGGATAAATAGTCATCGTCACTCGATCTATAAAACGTTGAACCCAGAAATTACTAGGAGTGCCTTCTGATTCTTTATTTGCATATCCTGAATAAGTAGAACGATCGACCTTACCTAAGGCTGCATCAGATTGAGTATTGCCCCCCATATTAGTTCGTAAAGAACATTGTTCTATATCCGAGAAACCTGGAACATAATTTGTAACTGTTGCACCATCGGAATGGGTCGCTGCTGTAGTACTATGGGCCCCCCGTGTCACACCTGTTAATTCTAAACCACTAAAACCTACATAGGTCATATCTTCAGTACCAATTCTAATGGTACCTTGATTATTCATTCCTGTAACAGAATCCATAGTGATCCCACTCGTAATGCTTGTGGTAGCAATAGCTCCATCCAAAGTTGTCACAAGTCCATTAGATTTTTGTAAAGCTGTAGCCCCAGTCGTGGGCATATCAGAAGGGTATCTATAAAAATTAAATTCTCTTTCTCCTTGGGTCAAAGTAAGATTTAAAGTTCCTACTTCCCAATAATGAAGTCCTCGATTTCCCCATTCTTGAAAAAGAATGTTGAGTGATCGTCTTGCCGCTCTTAATTGATAACCTGAAACGTTAGGAAAACCTACACGTTCAAAAGCTTCTTCAACGATATCGGCAATTGTAAAAGTTTTCCCAAATGTATAACTATCGGAAGTCGTGTTAGGCAATGTTTACCTCCTAACCGTAATAAACCGTTAGATGTGTTGTGACAACATTCGTTACTTTAATCTTAGTTTTACAATATAATCCAGTTCCAGGGAACTGAAGATATCCAAATATGCCTGCTTGGTTAGTTGAATCACTTGTTGCAGGAGTATCGATAACCGCTACGGCTGTTGTATCATCTAATAAAGTAATTGTGCCCACAGCTACGTTTGCAGGTTGTGCAAACGAGACAGCCAAAATTCTTCCAGGACCATTAAAAACAGTTGTTGTAGTGGCACTCGTAACATTCGCCGATTTTATATCTACTGGATATGTACTCATAATTTATTCTCCTAATTCTGTGAGCTCCCGAAGGAGCTCACAAAGTTTATTTATTACGCGTCAGCAAACGGTGTTGCTATAGTTCCTGATCCTATTAAACTACCTCTAACAAAGTAAGCAGCGCTCGATATTGCAGTAAATTCTACCCAACTACCAACGATACCACCTGTTGTAGTACCATTCATAGTCATCGTATCATTACTTCCTGAAGAAGAAAGAAATGTTTCTCCAGTATTTTCACTATCAATACCAGTATAGATAGCTCCGAAAAATCTATCGGTTCCGTCTGTTTTGATATCCATATCTACTGCTAAAGTTTGTACCCAAAATAGATAGGTACATCCAAGATTACTTAGAACGTTGAAATCGTTTGCTCCAGCTACTGCTGATGCACTTCCCGACGTAATTGACGGTAAAGTGAACTTACCTGATGCAGCATTGCAAAGTAAAACTCTCCCTGCATGAGCAGCTTGAGTTAAAGTTGCGGTTGCTGTTAAGCTAACGACTGCTTTAGGTCCGAAACTAATAAAACCATTTAATGATCTTACTGGTCCCGAAAACGTTGTATTTGCCATATTATCCTCCTAGTTTATATGATGTAGTCTCTAGGCCGTCGACTATACTCGTCTACATCAAATTAATAATTGTATAGTACTTCATCTATACTCCAAATTTAAATTTGGCGCAAGGCATCTTGTAGTAAAAAGTTGATTTTTGATAGCGCTTAAGTGGCTATCGAAACTTCGGCCTGGGCGTCTTGAATCTGTTCAAGACGAGTTGCTTCTTCAAACTCTTTGGCAATGATCTCTTTAACAACTTCCTGAATTTTTTTGTCGATATAAGACATGTTAATATTATATCTGCCCTCCTTCAGGTGCTCTTGATGCCACTCGAGTTCCAAGGACCTCTTCATAGTGTATAGGTCTTGAGTCATCTATAACCTCCTCATAGGTTATCCATTTACTCCTAGATGAATCACTAAATCCATCTTTTTCCCACTTTACAGTATTTTGTCCCAATTTGTCAAGGATTGCTTTTTCAATAGCTATAGCATTATCCTCTGCTGATATTTGAAAATCAGCAGCATAATCATAAGCTTTAATTTGAATTCTAAATTTTTTCATATTTCTACCTTTATAAACAAAATGAGGCCGTTTTTAGGCGGCCTCATTTCTAATGTTATTACGCTCCTGGTGAACCGTAAATACCTCTAGGGTCAGAACATCCGAAGACGTATCTTTCTCTAGCTTTGTATCTAACGTTTCCAGTATCGAAATCACCTTCCATTGCAGTTGTCAATGGAGCACGGTTGAACATTTTCATGCCATT